GGGTGTGAGGCATTGGGGAGAAACATGGATCGGGGTTCCGGTGCCGGATGATTGCGCGTGTAAGGCGTACAGTGAACTATGGGACTCGATCAACGGCAAGAACGCGCCGTGGGACAACAATCCGTGGGTGTGGTGCTACACGTTTCGCCGGGTGACGCCATGATAGAGCCGTGCGCCAAGTGCGAGATGTTACGACCTGAGTTCAATAAATTGTCTAAACAGTGGCGACATGACACACGCTTGGCGGCGCATCACCACCCTGAGCATCCATGCCATCGAGCCATAGTCGGCATGGGCATTGACGTTTTGCCGCTGATCGTTGAAAAACTGATCGTGCGCGACGGCTGGTGGTTCTGCGCGCTGCGCGAGATTTTGCCAGACGCGCCCACAATGGAAGATTGGATGCTTGGCAGGATTGACGTACTCCGTGCGTTGTGGATGGCGTGGATAGAGGCCAAGTATCCCGCCGCATGGAACGCGGCCCAACGAGCGATAAAGGAGAAGCAGAATGAACGCAAATAGAAACAGGCTGGCGAACTTGTCCACGTTGGCAGTCGATAGCTGGGTCATTGTCATATTTTTCGCGCAAGCGTGGATCACCCATATGATGAACGCTATTGTCGGGGTGATATGCGGCAGCGTTTCGTTTAGGATGTCGATCTCAGTCCGGGCGAACAAGACACCTGAGTTCGGCGGGCATGGGACAGCCACGGCAGTTGACTTCAATGGGGAGCGGCTCAATGACCCTAAGTGAACTGAAAAAGCTGAGCGACGACGAGGTTGCGCAGATGGCTGCAAAAATAATCGGTATAAACGAGTGCGATTCCCACGGCACACTGGCCTACGACGCCATGTGGTGCCCGCATTGCAAAATCAATGTGGCACACTTCAATGGTAAGCATTGTGTCGCCTTCGCCACCTCATGGGACGCGATCATACCGGCGGTAAGGGAGTGGGTTGGAGAGTCCAATGTCGCAAAGCGAGCTAAGTTTTTGGATCGTCTGGCGGTTGTGAAGCCGTCGTTTTGGACAATAGGCATGATGTTTGTCACGACCCCCCGCGAACTCTGCCACGCGCTCATACTCGCTGCGGGGAACGAATGACCACGAAAAAGAAACGACGAGCGCCACGGGGCGAGACGAGAAAGCCGTCTGGCGATACGATGATAGTTGCTACGCAATAGAACGAGGAGGCGTGAGGTGAATTACGAGGATTTCATACAGTCGAAAACGCATTCGGAATGTACCGGCGGAGTTGAGCCGACATTCATTCCGTCCGCTGCGTTTGACTTCCAGCGGTATCTCATTGAATGGATGTGTCGCAAGGGACGCGCGGCGACGTTCGCGGACTGCGGACTTGGGAAGACTATCATTGAGCTTGCGTGGTGTGAGAATATTGTCCGTCAAAGAAATAAGCTGGTGTTACTGTTGACCCCGCTTGCGGTTGTTGGACAAACAATCAAAGAGGCTGAGAAGTTTGGGATGCAATGCGGGCGCATGGGGTCAACCGGTGCGCAGATTGTGGCTGTCAACTATGAGCAATTACATAAGCTAGATCCAAACGACTACGCGGGCGTGGCATTGGACGAAAGTTCCATCCTCAAGAATTTTGACGGTGCCAGAAAGTCGCAGATAACCGCATTCATGCGGAAGATGGAATACCGCGCGTTATTCACGGCGACCGGCGCACCCAATGATTACATTGAGCTTGGCACCAGTAGTGAGGCATTGGGAGAGCTGGGGCATATGGATATGCTGAGCCGTTTTTTCAGAAACGATCAGAACAATACAGACAATCACAGGCACCACATAACGACGGGGGGCAATCATGGCGCTCCGAAGTGGCGATTCAAGGGGCACGCACAAGAGCCATTCTGGCGATGGGTATCGTCGTGGGCGCGTGCGTGTCGCAAACCGTCCGACATAGGGTTTGACGACGATCGGTTTGTTCTCCCTGAGCTTACCGAGACTGAGCACGTCGTTAAAGCGATGAGCAAGCCGGACGGATTTTTGTTTGCGACGACTGCTGTCGGGCTGAAAGAGCAACGGGAAGAGCGGCGGCGCACGATTCGGGAACGCTGCGAACGCATGGCGTCGCTTGTGGTGGACACGGGCAAGCCCGCAATTCTGTGGTGTCACCTAAACGACGAAGGCGACCTATTGCGCGACATGATACCCGGATCGGTACAGGTGTCAGGGCGTGATGACGACGACGCAAAGGTCGCTGCATTTGAGGCGTTTATTGATGGCGGCGCGAGAGTGTTGATAACGAAGCCGAAGATTGGCGCATGGGGATTGAACTTTCAGCACTGCGCACACGTTCTGACTTTTGCGTCTCACTCGTATGAGCAATACTATCAGAGCGTTCGTAGGTGCTGGAGGTTTGGCCAGACGGAGCCGGTGCGGGTTGACATTGTTGCGACGGAAAGTGAAATCGGAATACGCGACAACTTGCGGCGCAAGGCGGAGCAAGCCGATCAAATGTTTACGAGCCTGATTGCAAATATGAATCAGGCGCAACGCATCGTCCAAAAACACAACTTCGACAAAAAGGAATTGGTGCCGTCATGGCTGTAGAGAATCAAATCGTAACCGACCAGTACGCGGCCTACCACGGCGATTGTGTAGAGGTTATGCCGTCAATCCCAGACGGATCAATCCACTTGTCGATTTACTCCCCCCCGTTCGCGCACGCCGGAGGAGGGCTATATCACTATTCCAGCAGCGAACGCGACCTGTCGAATTGCGGCGGATACGCGGGGTTCTTTGACCACTACGAATTTGTAGTGCGAGAGATTGCGCGTATCACGATGGCGGGGCGTATGTCGTTGGTTCATTGTATGGACGTTCCGAGCGGCAACACAGGAAGGGATTGTCTCACGGACTTTCCCGGCGACATCATTCGTCTGCATGAAAAATGCGGGTTCCGATACACGGCTCGGTATCACGTTTGGAAGGAGCCGCTTGAGGTGCGGAATAGAACGATGACGAAATCACTTGCACATCAAACAATCGTGCAGGATGCGACGCGGTGCTCGGTCGCCAGCGCCGATTACTTGCTTGCGTTTCGCCGCGACGGCGACAACCCAGTTCCGGTGACGCACCCACACGGGCTAAAGCGATACGCGGGATCGCGCATCATGCCGAAAGAAAATCAGGAATACAAGGGCTATACGGGCAAGCAAACGAGCAATAGGTTCTCGCATTGGATATGGAGACAATACGCCTCTGCGTTTTGGGACGACATCCGTCTCGACAACGTGCTGCCGTATCGGGCTGCGCGCGACAAGGAAGACGAGAAGCATGTACACCCGCTACAGCTCGATGTGATTGAGCGCGGTGTACAGCTATGGAGCAACCCCGGCGAAAACGTATTCACGCCGTTCATGGGGGTTGGATCGGAAGTGTACGGTGCGGTTATCAACGGGCGGCGAGGAATCGGCGTCGAGTTGAAAAAATCGTATTACAATCAGGCTGTGAAAAATCTAGAACTGGCGCAGCCGCATGAAGACGATCAATTGAATCTTGGAGTGTGACCATGCTGGCGTATCGCGGCCGCATTGAAGCGGCGACGGAATCGAAGCGGCAATGATGGTACTCGACATGTATCCGGATTATGCGTCAATGACGTTGCGATTCTCGGAGACGGATCGGCGGTGGGAGTACTGTGTTATGGTGGCGGCATGACCATACCAGACAACAAACGCAAGGCGGAACGAATGACCGCGAAAAAGAAACGACGCGCGCCACGGGGTGAGACGAAACGCACGCCTGGCGAGACGATGACCGTCGCCGCGCAGACCGGCCCGCTGTGGATCGATTACCAACGCCTCGACCTGCTGAAAATGCTGGGGCGTGTGGACAATCCCAAAGACCACTCGATTCAGGAAATCGGTAGCTCCATAGACCGCCACGGGTACAACGATCCGGTGAGCGTCAACGACGAGACGGGAACGATCCTCACCGGCCACGGACGGGTAAAAACGCTGTGGCAGAAATTCCAGCGCGGGGAGTCGGCACCGAAGAACATCATGCTCGACGCCGACGGCACGTGGAAACTGCCGGTGCTGCGCGGAATCCGCATGAAGGACGACGCCGAAGCGCTGGCCTACGTTGTCGCGCACAACCAAACGACGATAGCTGGCGGCTGGAACGACGCGGCGCTCGCCGATGCGCTGAAACGAATCCAGATCGACACGGGGCAGCTACTTGGGAGCGGTTTCAATGCGGACGATCTGGACGACATCCTGAAACGTCTGGACATGCCGCCGATGGAAAAGACTGCATCGGGTGCCCCGGACGCCAAAGAATCAATGGCCACCGAATTACAGCGAAAATGGAAAACGAAGGTCGGACAACTGTGGAAGATCGGAGCGCGCAGGCTCTTGATTGCGGACTGCACGATCGATGCCAACGTGCGTCGGCTCATGGACGGCAAGGTGGCTGCGCTCATATCGACCGATCCTCCATACGGAGTCAGCTACAGCGACGAATCCAGGGCCAGGGCAAGTGGACTCGTCAAGGGCAAGCGCGGCAAGACGCAGTATGCCGACGGGATAGAGAACGATGCAATGTCGGAGGGCGACACGGAGGCATTCCTGACGGCCGCGCTCAACGCAGCGAAGATAGCCGTCCGCCCGAACGCAGCCTGGTTCATCTGGCACGGGAATCTATCTGGCATCATTTTTGCTGCTGCTGCTGCTGCTGCTGCTGGACTTTTAGTGTCGAAGCACATCGTGTGGTGCAAGCCGACAATGCTGTTCGGATTTGGGAATTACCACTGGCAGCACGAGATGTGTATCTACGGCTGGCTGAAAGGCAACAGGCCAGAATGGTACGGGGAGGACAATCAGACGAG